TTCTCGCGCTCTTTAGTTTCAGCGGCAAGTTTTGGAACTTCAGCCTTAAGCTTCTCAATCTCTGGGATCTGTTTGCCGACATCCATGTAAGACTTAGCGCCAGCGCCAAGACCCGCGCCCGCGCCTCTTAGCATTGCGCCGCCAAGGCTTGTGGTCGGAGACGAAACCATCCCCTCAAGTGCAGCGCCAAGACCTGAAAGCAAAGGCACGACAGTCTGACGGTTAAGGCCAAATCCTTCTTCAGATGGTTTAACGCCTCCTGAAAGATTTACCGTTGAACCTTCGTCAGGAAGATTTGCCTGAGCGTAATAGCTTCTTGCATTTGGCGGTAAGTTAGAAAGGGCGTCTCCGACACCGCCGCGTAGCGTTTCATTTCTATTTGCCCAAGCTTTTGCGTATTTTCCGTATTTTTCAGGATCGCGAGCAACTAGATTATTAAGAAACGCCTCGCGTGTCGCCATGAACTTTTCAGGATCGTTGCCTGATTGCTTTAGGAACTGACGCGCACGTCCAGGCCCCGCCATGACTGCAGTGTCGTAAGCCATACCGCGAACGTCTTCAGGGAGTTGGTCAGCATTAATGCCTTGCCAGTATTCCTTGCGGTAGATGTCTTTTGCTTGATCGCGGGTGAGGTTTCTAACATCAATACCCGGATGCGCGGCTTGATTGATGCCATACATAGACGGAGTTTTGTTCGTGTCGCTTGGGTTTAAGCCGCCCTCGAACTTAAAGGTTTGCTCAACATTTCGCTCGAAATCGTCGTCTGATGGCTTAACAAAACCTTCGCCTTCATACCCACGGCGGCCAACTAATCCGCCATCGTAATAGCCGACGCGACCGCCGTCTTTTGCGAAAAAAGCAGCAGCAGGACCCAAGAAAGACCCGATTGATCCAAGGCCGCTCATAATAGAAGAGCCAAGCTCACTAAGGCCACCAAGAAAACCTGTATCAGCTGCAGCTCCAGCACCTTCGGCGGCCTTACCAAAAGTCGGAACGATCATGTCGCCTGCAGCGCCAACAGTGCCCCTCATCCCTGCGTCAGCAGCAGTTGAAGCGCCGCCTGCTTTACTGAACAAGCTTCCAAGACCTATGTCTTTACCAAGCTTGGTGGCCTGATCTGCTAATCCTAATAAACCAGAAAGAGACGTTCCTTGTTTAGCGCCGCTCCCGCCTCCAAGGCCGCCTGGCGTTAAACCATGAGACCCTTGGATCTGGCCGGTAGGCATCGCTTGAGCCTTCTCAGCCTTGTCCATTTCCTCATACATTTTGGCTTGTTCTTGAGCCAATGCGGCAGGATCCGTATCTACGGCACCAGTGAGATTGTATCCCTTACGACCAACAACTCCGCCGCGGTAATAATCCTTTCCAGGCGTTAGATCGATTACAGCGCCGCCCATGCGCTCCTTGCCTTTGGCGCGACCGCCACGAGCCAGGAACATGCCAAATGGATTTTGAGCTTGAGCTTGATACGTCTGTTGACCAGTAAGCGGGCCAAGGCCGCCGGCAAGTCCGCCAAGAAACTGCGCCTGCATGTATGGCCACATTTGCTGCTGCTGGAACTGATTGTAGAGGGCGTTGATGCCAGCTTGCTGCGTTTGCTGGCCAAGAGTGCCTGCCCCCAATTGTGCTTGAGCTTGACCAAGCGCCGCCTGCTGCGCGGCAGTCCCGATGTTGCCAAGCTGCTGCGCGCCTTGAAGGCCATATTGCTGTTGGTTCTGAGCAGCCTGAAGGGCCTGGCCGTATCCTGTCTGATACAGTGGGCTCAATGCTTGGCCTAATCCAAGGTTTTGCTGACCCATAAGCGTCGCACGTGTAAGGGCGTCACGCTGTCCGCCAAAAGCGCCGCCTTGTATTGCTTCTTGTTGCTGTTGAGCTAATTGCTGACCTTGCTGCTGTTGAACTGCCTGCTGAACCGGGCTGACAACCTGGTTCATGTAAGGGTTCATGTAGTTCCCAACCGTATTGTAGGCAGGGTTCAAGGCATTCATTGTCGCGCCAGTGGCCATATTGTAATATGGCTGCGCCATGCCTTGCGTATTTGTAATATTTTGAATAGCGCCGGTCTGGGTAGGATTTAACTGCGCGACAAATTGCTCTGGTGTAGTGCCAAACTGCTGGTAGGGCTGAGCAACAGCGTTTTGCGCCATGCCCATAGCCTGATTATACCAGCCAAGCGCCTGCGGAGATGCCGTTGTAGTGGCCTGCTGCGCGGGGGCTAATCCGCCCCATCCAAGAGCCCCTTGGCCTCCACCACTTTGGCTACCCTTGCCGCACATGCATTTTCTCCGCTTATTGCTGGGCTTCTATAACTGGTGTCTGCCAGTCCCCAGTTTTTACGCCGTATAAGAAGAAAGCACCAGCAGGAGCGCCAAATACTCTCTCATAAAGCTTAACCTTGCTCTCAGTCCGGTGTGTTGATAGCACGCCAATAATGAGAGGCATTCCAAGCTCATCCGCCACTTGCTTGCTAAATTCGCAAAGCTTTCTTGCCCTGCCGCCGCTTGCACCCCTGTGCTTTGGATGAACAAAAACTGTCTTTTCTTCTATTATCGGAGCGTCAGAATACCACATATTGCCCACGCGTAGCAAAACGAAGCCCTCAACCATCTCCCCAGGATTTCCAATGACGCCAACTAGGCCGTGGTCTTGGTGCAGCGACATCCAAATATCCCACAAAATCTTATCGACATTTGGCTTAAAAATTCCGTTTTCCTTGCACACCATAAGCGCCAATTCCATGACGCCGTCGACATCTTGCGGCACGCCAACTCTTATCTTTACCTCTTCTATAGGTTTTCGCGGCATCGTTCCCCCTTAGTCGCGTTTTGGCCCTGGAAGTTTTTTCAGTGTCTGAACAGTTTTTGCGCGGTAATCTGTAACGAAGTCATCAAGTGTGTGATGGCCTCTATCAATATCCCCACCGCCAATACGAGAGACATTAAAAGGCGTAATAACATACTCGCCCCCTGCCACGATAACTTCTACTGGCGGCTCTTCGCCAACATGCTGCGTCCCAAACACGTCATTGGCGATACGAAACCCCGCCATTGTGTTGCCTTCACCCATTGCGGAGATAATGTCCGCGGGGATGACGTAAGACCCAGAGTGAACATTTACTGGCAAATGGTCCGTGCGACCGGCTACCGGACTGTGTATGGGGCCGACGTGGATCTTATTTGATATTTCTCCGCCCATAGCACGTCTTTGGCGAGACTGATTAAGCGCGGCGGCTACTGCTTGTTTCTGGGGATGGCCTGCCTTGACCATCTCAGAAATATTTTTGCTGATTGTTTTCTGGCTTGATCCTTTAAGTAACGGCATGTGTCACCTCAACCAAGCGAGTAAGTGATGGAGATTGTCTGTCCAGTCCCGATAACGACGTAAAGACCGTATGAGAATTGAGCGCCAATTTGATACGTGCCAATTGTTGTAGGGGCCGCCGCTATTTTGTTCGCAGTATTTAAGTTGAACACAGTGCCTGCAACAGTCTGAGGGCCAGACGTGCTATTTGTGAAAGAAAAGGTAGTTGTCGTTGGCGCGGGAGAAGCGGAGACAGACGTAGTAGATCCGGGAGTAGTGTTAAATCCTGTAGGGACAACGCCTGATATAATCACCGTGTCTGTTGCTGCAAATGTAGGAGTAGTTGTGGAACCGCCGCTGTATCCAATTGTCGCTGTTCCTGAACTGCTTGCGGCGGATATCGTCGGATAAGTGCGGTAATCATAAAACACGCTTGCACCAGTGCCGGCAACAATTGTGTTAATGCTTACAAGTCTCCCAGCTGATAAAGATATGATTGCCCCAGTCGCTGATATGCCATCAGAAGTATATTGCCCGACTGCATAGGCGTAGTTTTTCTGAAACGTGGTCAGCGTTTGATTAAGGTTGTTGATGGCAATGACGCCATTCTTTTGTGTTGTGAGGGTGTCGTCGAGCGTTGCCACTAGAATTTCCCATCTTGTTCATAGCGGTAACGTATAGCACCAAGACGCCAGAAAGTCCCGATTTCAGTAGGAGAGCTGTCTATGCGTAGTGACATTAAACGCGCACGGAAGCGTGGTGTTATGTATGTTGTCGCCGTGCTTAGGTCATAAGGACCGTAAATCTTTGGCGTATCTGTTGGGTAATCGGCAGTATAAAACGACAACTCTACGTGAGCCGTTTGAGACTGCCCGTAATATCCCCACTTCATGTCAGGCCAAACCTGATCAACAAAAACTTTAACCTCAGCGTCTGACATCGCAAAGTATCCAGTCTGGAAGAACGACTGCATTACTGTTCCGTCAGCGTCTGGAGATGTCTCGTGCTGGTAAACGTAATAGTTTGGAGATGATATGCCCGCACCAATTGGCGGACCAAGAACAGATTGATTGATCCACGCCGTTCTCGTTAAAGTTCCAAAGTCCCACTGATCAAGCGTGACATTATATTTGACGTATTTAGATACTTCCCCGCCGTCTGTCGTTGTTGGGTAATACCAGGATATTTCACCAAACTGTGAATTGGCGGCAATTCTAATTTTATCGACATTATTTAGGTCAAGGTCTTGGAAAATAACGTCCCATATCGGGCATCTAATTATCTCTACGCCATTATTGCCGAGTTTGAAGAACTGGCTTTGCCCCATCCAATAAACGACGCCATTCATTGATGTGGCGGCTTTGCGCGAGATAAGTCCGCAGCCAGTGCCAATTTCGTTAAACTGATAGACGTATGGCGGACCAGAATATTGCATTGCCCAAATTGCAAGGTCTGTCCAAACAAGTCCCTGTTGCGGACCCTGAATGCACCCAACAATTTTTGACCCACGCGGGAGACGATAAGAGCCGGCCTGATTTGTTATCTTTGGTATCCAGGAAGTAAAATCATTAACGTCAGACCAATTAATTAGTAGCGGATCTTGTATGCCGGTAAATGTTGACCCCCACGCAATAACTTGGCGTTGAGGCATTGCGACAAACATGCCGTCATTTACTATCGGCGCAGTTGGTATAACTGACGCGACAACAGAGCCAGTGTTCGGCTGCCAGTAATAAATACCACCGCCAACTGGGCACGACATAAATATCTGTCCCCAATTGTCGAGCGTCCAATCATTCACAGTAATTGGCGACCCCTGAATAGTTGCCGGAGGAAGAACGCCAGTGCCGTAGCCGCCAGCTCCGTATCCGCCGACGCCGTATCCTATGCCCGTTGGAAGAGGGGCGGGCGTTCTATAAAATTGATATTGAGCCTTGCCTGCATTTAAAGATGCAGAACTATTTAACACGGTCCCTACAGCGCCAATTGATGCCGCCGCGCCGTGCGCAAACGATACGCTGCTAGATGTCGCCGCAGTTACCGTATATGTTCCGTCATATGTCGTCGTGCCTAATACTGTTACACTATCACCGACATGGAAAACATAAGTTCCACTAAATATTACGGTAGCAGTTCCAGAAGTAACACTGGCGCTTACAATAGAGGCGGTTGTCGCGGTAGATCCGGCGATAAACGTAAAGGTATTTGCGTCACTAACTGAATTTACTGTGTAGTTTCCGTATAATGTTACAGACCCGTAAGTCCCGCTTATAACAATTGGAAATGTGCTTCCAACTGAATAGCCGTGATTGTTTAATGCAACACTTACTTGAGCTTGATTGCTTTTAAAAGAAAAGACGGGGACAGCGCCGCTTGGAGACGTTATTGTTGACGTCGCCGCTAATGGGTTCCCCAGCGCATCTTTTGCAACAATTTGAAACTGATCAGCACCTAAAAACAAACACTGGTATGTGCCAAACAACACCAGTCCGTCTACTGCTATTTGAGTTTTTATGTATACGGTGTCATACGCACTGACATTAGAGCCAACTGCGTAAATAGTTATTGTGCTTGATCCTGCAGGCGTCGTTATTCCATTACTTGCGTCAAATGCATAATTTAATGTGTCTGTCCGTGGCGTAATAACCTGCCTATTGCTGTTATAAATAACAGACAGGCCATTGCCATTTACTGACGTGCTTTGCTGCCCAAGACCTAAATAAGTATTGGCGTTCGTGTCTTCCCACGCCCACAATGCGCGGACGATGTCTCCCACTGAGTTCGCGAAGAACTTTGTCCATCCGCCAAGCTTTTGGACAAGCGCGACGCCCTGGCGATCGGGGACGAACCGTATGAGGTTTGTTTGAGATATCGCCGCCTCGTTGAACGTCGTTGTGCGGTTTTGATCGACGCCAGTGATAAGCTTGAGTGTTTGATGCGGCATTAAGCGGCCTCCCACATTAAATGCAAAAGTTCCGCTGGTATTTTATTTCCCTTACTAAGATTTTCTTCTGCCTTAATCACTCTTAAATTCCAAGGAACATGAAGACCAGTAAATCCGTTACCCTGTATGGGGTGGATATGATCAACATGATGAAGAACGCCAGTTGTTTCTGACATCATTTTCGCGGCAGCATAATACCATTGTATTTGAATATGATGAATTTCGTTAAGCCATTCTGGTGTCGCATTAAGTTTTGCTGCTCTGCGCGTTGCGCTTCTAGCCATATAATCCGTTTTGTTATTTTGATAATGTTTTTTGCGTGCTTTTCTATTAACCTCCCTATTTTCACGCTGATATTTTCCGACACGCTCTATTATCATCTCTCTATTGTTTTCATAATGTTCTTCTCTTTGTTTCAAAATATTTTCTTTGTCGTTGTAATATCTATCTCTATCTTTTTGAAGAACATGCTCTCTATTTTCTTCGCGGTATTTTTTTGCCCTAGCCCTTGATTTTTCTTGATTGTTTGCGTGCCATTTTCTGGCTTTGGCTGCATCGCAATCTTTACAAATACTCATGCGGCCATCCTTTGATGCTTTCTTAATAGAAAACATATCAATTGTTTTTGTTTTGCCGCATTTGTTGCATTTTTTAAATTGCATAATATTAACCGCGAGTTGGGGTAGCAAATCTTGAAGCGCCCTGTGAAGACCACGCAGCAGCTTCCATCTTTTTGCGCGCCTCTTCTTCAAGAGCGCTCTTTAAGAGTGCTTGATATTGCGTCTCGTAAGTAATCGGCATTTGTGGGTCGTTGCCCATAGCACTTGAGAAATTACGCTGATAAGCAGAAATGTAGATCATGCTTGCCATGATAAATAGATCAGGCAAATACAGGCTAATGAATGTGTTCGTCGTTGTGTATGCCGCATTTGGATAGCCTGGATAATTAGGATCCCCGGACGCACTAGGGCCAAGGCTTTGAGGTCGATACGTTCCAACGAACTCTACCGTATAAGAGTTGTCTGGATAAGGACCAACTAAGAACGTGTAGTCGTCAAAGGGGCACCAATACTTTGGCTGTCCCGTTGCTGTCGAGTTACCGTAAACGGCATCAAGAAACTCTTTTGTCGTTGGCAAAAGCGGGACGCGGGTCCCAAGATCTGGGTTAGTTTGTCCGGCAGGCGTGATGAGATTTATTTGCTCTGGGACGACAAACGGTCCAGGCGTCATTGTCGGGGAAATTAATATGTTTAACTGCCGACTGCCGGTCGTTAATGAATAAGAAGTAGTGGATAAAGACGTGAAGAGAAAATCTAGATCGCGATATATGCGGTTTTCTGCATATGTGATCATTTGGGGCAGGATCGTAACGAAAGCATCGTCCAGGGGGTCGACAACCGCCATCGTCGATATTTGCGCGACGTAGCTAGATGTCCCCGCGTCACTTCCGTTAAAGCTTAACCCCGTCGTCATTTCTTAATCCACCCACACTTTAGAGCCACGCCTACCGCATTGTGCTCGCGTATCTGGGCCCTAGTGGGGGCCGTGTCGTGCCTAGAATAGTATATAGCACGAGCCGCCTCACAGAAAGAAACGTGGCTAGTCTCTGAGGAAAGGGTCGTTGACTGGCACGCTGTCAGGCTTAGAGGCAACATCAGCGCGAACAGCTTCGCGGGCAGCGATAGCAAGTTGAGCTTCATTGGCTTGCGC